AATATTATAGCGGATGGCCGCCACGTGTCGCTAATCCGTAATAGAGACTTCTAGTATATATAATACCCCATTACCCCAATTAGTAGCGCAGTTTGAGAGAGAGCTCAATCGGGGTACACCCTTCTTATTACAAAAATGCCATCGGTTAAAAAGTTTAAAGTCTCAGCAAAAAACTATTTCCTCACATATCCAGAGTGCTCTCTTAGCAAAGAAGAAGCACTTTCCCAGTTACTAAACATAAAAACACCGGTTAACCAGAAGTTCATCAGAATATGCAGGGAATTCCATAAGAATGGGGAGCCTCATCTCCACGTTCTCATCCAATTCGAAGGCAAGTACCAGTGCACGAATTACAGATTCTTCGATTTGGTCTCCCCAACCAGGTCAACACATTTCCATCCGAACATACAGGGAGCTAAATCCAGCTCCGACGTCAAGTCCTACATCGAGAAGGACGGAGATACAGTTGACTGGGGAGAATTCCAAATCGACGGCAGATCTGCTAGAGGAGGTCAACAATCGGCTAACGATTCATATGCCAAGGCGTTGAATGCTGGATCTGTTCAAGCTGCCATGGCGGTTTTAAAGGAGGAGCAGCCAAAGGACTTTGTGCTGCAAAACCATAACATACGCTCCAACCTAGAGAAAATATTCGCTAAGGCTCCGGAACAATGGGTTCCTCCGTTTCAACTCTCCTCGTTCACTAGAGTTCCAGACGAGATGCAAGCATGGGCGGACGAATATTTTGGAAGGAGTTCCGCTGCGCGGCCGGAGAGACCAGTGAGTATCATAGTAGAAGGTGACTCGAGGACAGGGAAGACGATGTGGGCTCGTGCCCTAGGCCCACATAATTACCTTAGTGGACATCTAGACTTCAACCCAAGAGTCTATTCGAACGAAGTGGAGTATAACGTCATTGATGACGTCGCACCGCAATATCTAAAGCTAAAGCACTGGAAAGAACTTCTGGGGGCCCAGAAGGACTGGCAGTCAAATTGCAAATACGGAAAGCCAGTTCAAATTAAAGGGGGAATCCCATCAATCGTGCTTTGCAATCCTGGTGAGGGTGCCAGCTATAAAGATTTCCTGAACAAAGAGGAAAACACAGCACTCAGGAACTGGACCATCAAGAATGTGGTCTTCGTCACCCTCACATCCGCCCTCTATCAAGACAGCACACAGGCAAGCCAAGAAGAGGGCCATCAGGAGACGGCGGATTGATCTGGATTGCGGTTGCTCCATCTACTTCCACATAGGCTGTACGGGACATGGATTCACGCACAGGGGAGCTCATCACTGTACGTCAGGCAGAGAATGGCGTGTATATCTGGGAGATAGAAAATCCCCTCTATTTCAAGATTTACCGGGTAAAAGACAATCTATACACGAGGACCAGAGTGTACCATGTACAAATACGGTTCAACCACAACCTGAGGAGAGCGTTGGATCTCCACAAAGCATTTCTGAACTTCCAAGTCTGGACGACATCGATGACAGCTTCTGGGTCGACCTATTTAGCTAGATTTAGACATTTGGTTATTATGTATTTAGATCAGTTAGGTGTGATTTCAATAAACAATGTAATTAGAGCTGTTCGATTCGCAACAGACAGATCGTATGTTAATTATGTACTTGAAAATCATTCAATAAAATTCAAATTTTATTAATTTTGAATCGAATCGTAGAAATAGATCCGAATCTTCAAAGTTGCATACACAGGGTTAGAGGCATGAGTACATGCCATATACAACAAAAGGGCGTTCTCAGTATGGTTATCGTATTTCCCTGCTTCCTGGTGGTTATACACGACGTGGTTGTTCAGCTTCCAAAAACGCCTAACTATAGCCTGCTCGTTGCTTGCATATTGACCACCTGTGACTTTGGCATAGAATTTGTGCATGACCTGGAAACGATCTCGAAGATCGTTCTTGATCGTGGCAGTACTGGGCTCGTTGTCGAACATGTTGAACACCTGTCCAAAGTCCATAGGATTACCATAGGGTCTTCGATCCCTGACCAACCAGAACATCACACTGTTCGTGTGGTTCTTCAACTTAATATTATCATCCATCCACACCTTACCTAGAATATACATAGACTTAACACAGAAACGCTTACCAACTCGATGGGTAAGCCCATTACCACGTGTGATATCAGACACACACATAACCTTACCCACATGAGAGATATCATGACGCTGTTCATAAGACTGGACCTTACACGGGCCTTCACACCCCTTTGGGACATCAGGGCTTCTCATGAGCCTGTATATCCTGGGCTTCCTATACATAGGCCTGTTAACCCATTCAGCGGCCCTGTTAACTTTTGGCCCACTTCCTGCACGAGGCGAATAGTTAGCATTGCGACTAACCTTTGACGTTCCCGCGATCGAGCGCCATGGGAGGTCGCGCTTAGGCATTTTGAATTAAATTTAGTGGGCCAAAGCCTCTTTAATTTATAACGCACTAACAACTTAGGGACCAAGTTGTTGCAAATAACTAGACTCGTCAGGCGCAATATCATTGGACGATGCGAAAGCGATACGCTTTAACTCAAATTAAAGAGGAGCGCCAGCTAAAGGGGGGGGAAAAATCGCGCGGCCATCCGGT